AGCGGACCAAGCTCCACTTTGGCGAAGTCAAGGACACACCCGCGGACCTGTTGTGCGTCAAGCGCTGGCTAGCTGAGCAGATGAAGGCGGAGGACATGCGGGACAAAGACGCGCGTGGGCTGATCCCAGTGGTTGCTGTGCTGGCCACAGTTCCCGACCAGGATGATATTCTGGGGAACATGGTCCGGCAGAGTGCCATGGTCAGCAACGCGCGTTACTTGGGTGGGGTTGGTAGGAAGTGCTAGTGGGGCCCTGTGCTCAAAAGCGGAGTTGAGACTAAGGTGGATTGTTTCCCCTTAGCCTCAAGTTGTGGTCTCCGCATCAAGCGCCAGGGTATCCTCAAGCCACGCATGCATCCGGTTTTTCCAGGGGTTTCCGGATTGCTGCGTTTCGGTGTACATAATAACTCCCTGAACAACGGGTGTCGTGCATTGGTGGAACGGGTGTTTAGGTCACCTGATGCTGAGGGCGTTTACCAGCCCCCACCACCATGCACCGCGGACGTCCATTCACGCCTGAAGAGGTTCCGCACTGTGCTTCTAGGCAAAGTCGGTGTGCACCGCCCTATTGACCGGGACAAGTTCCTGGAATACTATAGTGGCCGGCGCCGGCTATGCTACGAACGAGCTGTGCGGAGCCTGGAGGAGCGGCCCCTCACCGAGGCTGACTTCGGGGTGAAAAAGGCGTTCGTGAAGGCGGAGAAGATCAACTTCACCGCAAAGCCGGACCCCGCACCTAGGGTCATTCAACCGCGTGACCCGCGGTACAACGTGGAGGTTGGGGTGTTTCTGAGGCCTTTGGAACACAAGATCTACCAAGGCATTGCAGACATCTATGGCGGACCGACTGTGATGAAGGGCTACTCAGCGGAAGGGGTAGCCCGCGAGCTGCGTGCGATGTGGGATACGTTTTCCGATCCTGTCGGTGTCGGGCTGGATGCGTCGCGTTTTGACCAGCATGTGCGCGCCGAGATGCTGGCTTGGGAGCATAGTGTTTATGTTTCGTGCTTCCAAGCCGTGCATTCCAAACGGCTGCGCTGGCTTCTTAAAGGTCAAATCCACAACCGCTGTTTTTTGGCAGCGGCTGATGGCCGCATCAAATACCGAGTGCATGGGTCACGCATGAGCGGGGACATGAACACTGCCCTTGGCAATTGCCTAATAATGTGTGCCCTAGTGCACACATTGGCGGCCGAGCGTGGTGTGAAGGTCCGGCTCGGCAACAATGGTGACGACTGCATCGTGATGATGGAGCGTCGCGACCTGGCCCGATTCACCGCAGGACTGCGCGAGTGGTTCCTCGAGTTCGGCTTCAATATGAAAGTGGAGGAGCCCGTGGACCGCTTTGAGCGTGTTGAGTTCTGCCAGGCCCACCCCGTCTTTGATGGTGAGGTGTGGGTCATGGTGCGCAATTATCGGACGTGCCTATCAAAAGACGCCTGCTGTGTCGTCAAAGACTACGGCTGGGGCGTTGACGCTAAACGCTGGCTTGCATCCGTCGGTGAGTGTGGCCTCGCTATGTCGGGGGGCATACCAGTCATGCAGGAGTATTATTCGGCATTCAAGCGCAACGGTAGCGCGGCCCGTAATATCGCCTGTGTTGATGAAACTGGGATGGCTCTACTGGCTAAGGGGCTGCACCGTGAGGTGCGGACGCCCTCGGAAACGGCACGAGTGTCCTTTTTCGAGGCCTTTGGGTTACTTCCTTCCGCTCAGGAGGTCCTGGAGGGGCACCTACGTGGTGCTGAGTTTGATGTGCCGAGCTCGCCTGGGTTTGCTCAGCTGCACACCCCAAGTTACATCCCCGTGTACTAAATAAATGTCTAAGTCTAAGTCTAAGTCTGCGCGCAATAAAGCTTCGTCCCGCCCAGGACGAGCGCGACCCCGCATGAGGGCATCAGCTAGCAAGTATAACCCATTGGCTGACATTCGTGTCGCTAAGTGGGATGCTTGCTTGCGCGATCCCTGTGGAGCCGAGCTTGCTCACCCCTGTTATGCTGGCACGGATCAAGGGTATCTTATTCGCACCGTCGAAACCCAAGGCGTCTTTTACAACGGCACTTTTACCGTTGGGCAGTCTGGGTCCCTTGATGGTGTGTACCAGTATACCCCCGGTAGCACATACAGTGGCAATGGCGTACTTTACTGGTACAACGCCCGTGATCAAATCGGTAACCTGGCAAAGGCCGCGCCAGGAGTTGGTGTCCTGAGTCAGGCTAGCGTTGTCGAGCAATACAGGCCCGTGGCAGCGTGCTTGCGTTGGGTCCCCAATGGTCCGTACGGATCGCGTGCTGGCTCTGTTGGTTTGGGTTACAGTCCCTCCCAGCAGTACCAGAACAATGATTCCGTGTCGGCACTCGGGGCGTTGCGGCAGTGTTCAGAGATTGCCACGAATGGTGCTCCCCGGAGGGATGCACCTGGACATGAGGTTCGGTGGTTGCCTGGTGCAAATGACGGTGGTTGGATATCCTTTGATGGTACCTCAAACCCCGCTGGCACCGCATCACTGTTCATGGTCCTATCTGGCATTGACGCTACCGCCACCACCACTACCAAAATGGTTGCCAACGGATACATTGAGTTGGTCACTATTTGGGAGTGGACACCCGCCATCAGCACGCAGGCCACTGCAGCGCCACGCGCTCCGATCCCATACACCACCCAGGAGGTGCTCGCCACAATTGGCGATATGGGGTCGTACCTGTTTGCCGGCGTTCGCAAGTCTGGCCCTGGTATCATACGGGCCGCTGTTAATGAGGGCATGCGTTATTTGACTGGTGGATATGGTGGTTCACGTACGCGTGGTGCCACCTATCTAACTTATTGAGGATATTCCGTCTCGCAGCCCGCCAAACCTTGGGTCAGGCAATAGGCGACCCACCTGTTGGGGAACAGGTGCCTTGGCAACTGGGTGGAGAGCGATAAAAATATACGTGTGTCTCGTCGGTGTGCGTGTTTGACTAGCGGTACCCTCCAAACCCCCCAACACTTTGCTTAAAGACGGTGTTGGGGTCCTGTTATGGTCCCTCCGCAGTGCTGCGCGGAGGGGGGCTGCCATGCAGAGCCACAAG